CCCCCATTGCATCTTTTACATATTGTGCAAGAGTTTGGTATGTATCAGGAGCTTTAGTATCATGCTCTGTATCATCACCAAAGTAAGTAGCTACTTTAGCAAGCATCTCTGGCATATTCTCCCACATAGGAAATTGCATTACATTCATTGCAAAACCATTAGAGATACCATCGATCTCCATAACAATATCTGATTCAAATGATGTATTGATTGTTCGTCTTAATGCACTATTTACTTTCATGTATTGAGACAACCCAGCAATACCTTGAAGTAATGACATGTTGCCACCTTTAGTCTCATCGTTAGCTTTAACAATAGACAAGGCAGTAGCAAATTCTTTAGCGGCTGCTTTCTTTGCTGCAAGTGCATTCTTATGCTTAGTCTTATTAGCTTTTTTACCTTTAGTGCTTTCTACAAGGGCCCTAGCTTTAGTTAATTTTTGGTAAGTATGAACTGCTTGTAATACATCTTTATTTTTAATCAGACTACCAAAATATACTTGTGATTCCCCATAAGTTTGTTTATCGATATCACTTCCAAAATTCTGAGCAACAGCTAGCTCAAACTTCCATAGATTCTTTTCATTGTACGTTTTCGGTTCCCATGACTTTAATAAGAAACGATCAACTTTACTTCCTTGAGGATTAATACTGCCTTCCTGCATAATTCTATGATGATTTTGAAGGCTGTATGTAAAATAGAATTTATCTAATTCAGCACGATCATTAGCTTCTACAAGTCTTTTTAAACTATCTAATTTGTCTCTATTAGAAGCTTCCTTAGACTCCATATCATACTGATGCCATTTCCCTTTTTTAATAGGGTCACCATTCTTATCTAATTGAGGTTGACCTTCTTTATCTAATACATATATGTATTCGTTATTATCACTTTTAGGTTCTTTATCAGTAGTTTCATATAGCTCTTCAATGCCCATGATTTCTTTTAAAACATCATGATGGTCTTCAAATAAATCACTAACTATATCCATTGGTTGAGACTTACTCCACTCAACCTTATGAAGTTTTTTCATAAGTCTCTGAACTTCTAGAGGTACATCTCCAAAAGTACCAGATACATTAGTTTTAATGTCTTGTGGGGTTTGTAATGGACCAGCAGTAGAATGAATATCTAATTCAAGTGCTGCAGTTAAATCAGATACTGCAGTTAGCCCTTCATCAGAAGGAGGTCGGTCTTCATTTACTTTAAGATGTCTATATCCTAATCCATTTTTATCTGCTTGAGATCCTTCAGGATTGTTGTTATAAATTCTACCTTCTACATTAGCTTCAGCAAAACCCCATTTGTGTATGTCTTTAATAAAGTAAGCTTCGGAATCATTACCCTGAGCAGTTTCAATAGCAGCCATACCAAGAGCAGGAAGTAAATGTTCAAAGTATATATCTATTCCTTCTTGTGTTAGTTCACCTGAAGCTTTTTCAGGGGATAGATGTAGCATTTTAGAGATATCATGGCCTATTTGCTTAGCTACATCATTATACCCGTACCCGATTTTACCTAATTCTGTTTTTTCATTTTTATCTAGTTTCTGACCACCTCCATAAAGAAAGGCTTCCTGTTTAAAATCATTATCCCCAAATCTATTATTGTCACTAGTTCTTTGCCTCCAGGACATTGCCCCAACCATCATTGAGAATATTACTTGGTTAGGTAGGGTGCCTTGCTGATTGTTGGCTCCCGGCTTATCATCTTCTCGGTAGAGTAATGATAAAGGTTGCCTAATAGCGTAATTATCTACATCCATTACCTCACTAAGAGGAACTGTGAGGGATTTACTATTATTAGCATTAGGACTATTTATGGTTACATTTTCACCATCAATAGATTCAATAACAAAAGTAATACCAGCATATTTAAGTTTTTCTTCAGCATCTAAAGATGTATCTAGCAGTACAACATGTCCACCTTCTTTAACTCGGTGATACAAGGTTTCTCTAAAACGTGCTGAAAATTTAACATATCTATTTGCTAAAACTGTAGCTGATTTAGCGTTAATACCTAGTCCCTCTAAAGCTTTAGATAATTTAGCTACTGATTCAAAATCCGTATCAGCTAAATTCTGTAATCCTAAAATTGTAGTCTTCTTACCTACACTAACTAGATCAATAAATTTCTTGCCAGCTAACCCAAGAGCTTTATCTAAATTCTCTTTTGACGCTGCATCTATAACAGCGTGGTACATACGAGTAGCAGTCTCTATAAAATTCTTTCCTGTGAATGCGAATTCGAGTTGCTCTCCTTTTTTACCTTCTTGAGATTTAGTACTTTTTCGCACATCAGGAGTAGATTCATCAGAAGATATAGGAGGTTTTTCAGATGTTTGATCTTCTGTTGTAGTGTCATCACCTTCTGGTTTATCTTGATCTTGTGTGGATTCGTCAGCAATTCTGGCTTTAAGACCTGCAATTGTTGTTTTGAGGGTTTCAACTCCGGCTTGAAGAGTTTCTTTAGTAGTTGCATCTGTATCCTCGGTTTTATTAAGAACATCTATAGTATTTTTTAACTGGTTTTCAGCTTCTTTTAATTGATCTTCTAAAGATTCTTTCTTATCACCTGTCTCATCTACTTTAATTTTTGATCGATCTTCTTCAGTTACTTCAGTAACAACACGACCAAGTGTTCCTCTTAATTTAACTAACTGATCATATACTTTCTGTTTAGCTTCAATCTTAATTTCTTGATTAGCAGCTTTCTGGGCCATTGAGGTATTCTTATACCCACGTACTGTACCCATGATTAATTTGCCATAATCAGCTTCTGCTTCTAATGTAGCAATAAGGCCACCAGATGGCTTAATAATAAAGTTCTCAAACTTATGTGCTTTATCACTAATAAGTGTTACAAACTGGCCATTTGATTTACGAGATTCAAATGATTGTCCTTCTTTGTATTCAGTTCCATTTGCCTTAGCTTCAGCTTTTGCAGCTGCTTCTGTTAAGGGCATAGTTTGTACTTTGTAGTTCATCTTTCGTACACCTCTCGGTGAACTTTCATCTATTGAACCTACAACAACTGCGCCCATACCAGATGCTAAATTAGGTAGCATTCCCTTAGCTTGTTTAAACGCTGCTAATTTACCAGTTAAATTCCCAGCATGAGTTTCCATCTTAGATGTAATTGATCTAATATTTCTCTCACGAATTACAGGATCTGTTAGATTCTTATAGGCATTAATGATCTCTTCATAATATGTAGCTAAACCTTTCCACTTCTTAGAATCACCTTCTAGAATTTCTTCATGTACACTAGCTAATGATTTATCTGCTTGTTCTTCTTTTTTAGCTCTATTAGCTTTTTCTATTTTTCTTTCAACTTCCTGCTTCCAGAATTCAAGATCTTCAAAAGTAGAATCTGCATCATCTTTAGCAGCTTGTTCTTTTTTCTTTGTGTCACCAATAGACAATGCATCAATTTCTTCTTGACTATCTTCTATAGAACCAAATGTTTTACCGCCCTTACTGTCAACCCGTTCTAATCTATCAAGTCTCCGACCAGTTCCTTCCCCTTCAAGCGTTACATATTCAAATCCATCAGATCCTTTACCTAAAAATTTAGTGATACGTGCAGGTTTTTTAGTAAGTAAAACTCCTTCATCATCTACTGCGTTTACAAGATCCCCTTCTTTAAATTGAACTTTAGGCCCATATTCTTTAACTAACCTATCAAATTCAGCTTGAACTACCTTTTTAGAAGCATCACTTAAGTTACGTTGCACTAGTGCTTCAAGTTTTTCCAGAGTATTACGAGGATCTTCATTAGTTCTAACTCGATTAATTAATTGATCTACAGGAACAGTTTCATCAATACCTTTTAATCGTACATGTACTTTACCGTCCTCTTGTTGCGGTAGTACTTCCTGAATTATGTAACCTTGTGAAGAATCAACTTCTTCATTATCTGTGTTTTTTAAATCAACAATATCGCCTTTACCATATTCAGTCTCTTCATCAAGAGGCATATACTCTGTAGTATCTTGAATTTCTTTAATAACAGTATTAACTTCTTCATCAGAAATATCTTTCCCAGCAGTTATACTTATTTGAGTATTTATTATTTCTTGAATAGTGCTGCCTTTTTTACCTGCTGCGTAATCACTTTTAAGTTGTTCTTCGTTTTTAGCTAATTGATTTTTAATATGCTGTTTTTCAGATTTTAATAAATCTGCACTAGCTCTTTCTTCTACTTGAACAGACAACTTATTATGTTGTTTAGTTTTAATATCTAAAGCTATAATTTTTTGAGGTTCAGATATATCTGAATCTTCAATCTGTTTAATTTCTGCTTCAAGTTTTTTAATCTCTTCTACTTTTTGTTTTCCATATTGAGTATCTTTTACTTTAATAGATGTATCTTTCTTTTTATCTGAAAATAGATCAGATACGTACTCACGACTTAATTTTTCTTTAACTGTAGGTTCTTTGCCAGCAGGCATAGGTAAACGTTTTTCAAATGCATCTAATTCAGTACTTTTACCATCTAGTTGTTCTTCTAATTGTTGCTGCATTTCGTTTAATGCATCTTGAATTGAAAAAGTACTATCGTTAATTAGAGGGCCATATGTTTTAAATAATTCGTTAATTACTTTATTATTACTTGTTAATTTTGGTTCAGCATCTTGCCCCCACCTATCAATTGATGCATTAGGTAATTGAGCTAAAGCTTCTTCTATCTCTTTAACGTCATTTTGTAATGATTCAAAATTAGCTATATCTTTAGGATTAATAGATTTTTCTTGATCTTCAATCTTTTTAAGATCAGCTTTTAAATCATCTCTACGAGTTTCTAAATCCTTTTTAGCTTGAGTTCTAGCAGAAGGAGATTTTGCAACATCATATACACCTTTAGCAACACGAGTAGCAGCTATTGGACCTGTCATTCCAGCAGCTCCGAATGTTTCTCCAGCTGCTCCTTTACCAACAGCAAGAACACTGACTTTTTCTCCTTGTGCTTTTGCTCTAGCTACTTCCTCTAAACCACCTGTAACTCCTTCACCTATAAAACCAGAACCAATTGTAGCTACTGCAGCCCCAGGTTTTTTAATAAACATCGGCAAATTTTTAATAGAATCAGGAGTAACTTTATCTATGTATTCTAGTGATTTTTTCATCCAAGCTTTACGCCCAGGTAAAACAGCTCCAATAGTTTTATCTAAATAACCTAGACTTGCTTTTTGAATCATTACTTGTCCAGTAGTCCACCACTCAATTCGATCTTCAACTTCTGCTGTATAATTCTCTTCTCCATTTTTCTCTATCCATTCAATTTTAGCTTTTCTAACTTCATCTAAAACAAAAGTAGTTAATACTGGTACAGCTGCAGCTCCATTAGCCATCAGCATTATTGAATAAGCAGCACTTCCAACACCTTTTTTAGCATGAGCCATTTTATGGTTTTTTACGAGTTCCCATATACCTGCCCAATCCCCATTTTTAGCTGCAATTAAATCAATAGCAGCTTGTGAGCCTTGCCACCCTGAATCATTTTCTGGGAACAATTCTCTCCATGCATTAGCATATTCTTCAATATCTTTAGATCTTTGAACATTATCTTTAGCTTCTTTATCTAATTTAGAAATAGCATCAAATTTAGATACACCATAATGCATTAATGTACTGGCTTCTTTTTTCCATGCTTCTAATTCAGGAGTTAATACTTTTTTATCTCTAATAGCTCGGTAACTTTTAAGATCATTGTCACTAATATCTGTTGTAGGATCGTTAAGTAGAGTTTGACTTCCTTTTAATGCGTTGTACTCACGTACTTTTCCGTTTAATGTAGGATCTCCCATAGTTAAACGAGCCCCAGCTTCTCCTACCAAAGCCGCACCACCAATTAACATATTTTTCCAATCACCCCAGGTAAAATCTTCATACCCGCCATTAGATACTATCCGTTGATTAGCAGTGTGTGAAACAGCATGGAATGCAGCAGCTTCTTCTGTTTTAAAACCACTAATTACTTTGCCATCAAGAAATGCTGAATATGTATTATCCGCATGTGTAATTACCCGACCATTAACATTTACTATTTCAGATTGAGAAACAAAACTAGGTCCTTTAGTTAGCTCTGCAACTCTATTTTTGAAATTTTGACTAACATTTGTTTGTGCAAGACGTTGTGAAAAATTAGGTGCTATTCTTCTTTTAAGTTCTGCTTTTTTTGCATATGCTGCAAGATTATCTTGATGTTTTTCCAAAGCGGTAGGTACATGTTCCTGTACAATAGGATCTACCCCTTCCATACTTACCCATTGTGGATTTTCAGCTACAAACTTTTTAATTGCTTCCTCATTTTGTTTAACTGTATCTGCACTATCAATACTTTTATCAATAGTTATAAGATCAGGATACTTTTCAGCAAAATTATTAATAGATGTATCTAGTTCTGCTGAGGAAGAAGGGAGCCCCATCTTTGTAAGCAACTCTTTTATTCCATTTTTAAATGCACTTGGAACCTCAACCGGAGCTTTATGTTCTTTTAAATGAGGTAATTTTTGAATAGGAGGATCTTCCACTACTGGAGGTGGTATAATTTCTTCGATAGGTGGAGGTGGTGATGTAATTTCTTCTTCAACTGGGGCTGGTGTTGGGACATTAGCCATTACAGTATCTAAATTAGCATCAAGATTTTGAGGTCCAGTTGTAGCAGTACTACCTGTTGTTACTGTGTCTAAAGCCGTAGAACCTACACTGCGTTGCGGTTCTACTGGGGAAGGTACAGTAAATTCTGTTTGCTCTGGAGTGAAACCGACAGATTGTTGATCAAGTTGTGATTTAGCTTCTTGATAAGTAGTTCCACTAGGAAGCTGAATTTTAGATAACGCATAAGCTTCGTCTAAAATTGTGGGATCATTTAAATAATAAGATGCAGTTTCTGGAGTATTTTCCTGCGCAATTATGGCTTTAACTAAATCTGCCATATCAGACTCATCTACTATCTCTTTACCGTTTAGACGACTTTTTACATTTTCATAATATGCTTGAGTATTATTTTCATCTGGCGGCGCATACTTACTAATCATATTTAATAGATTACCGTTAAATTCTCCCATCTTTGAACGCATATCCATAAATACTGCTCTAACACCCATTTGTGGTGTATCAAAATCCACAAAAGGGATTTTTCTATCATTAGCATAAGTTTTTCCAGTTTCACCTGCGTATTCTTGCCCTTTTCCTACATTACCTGGATTGTTATGAATATTGCTTTGTAAAGTGGTGAGTCCCTTATTACGTGTTTCTATGCCTTGCATATGTTGTTCATGCATTGCAACACGAGGATCAATACCTAAAGCTTTTTTAGCTTGAAGTACTGTTTTGGCTGTATCAATATTTCTTTTTGAACTATCTTTAGCAAAAAGTAGTTTAGCTTTAGCTATAGATAATTCTGTAGGAGGGGGAGTAGTTACTGCAGTATCAGATTGTCCAATAAAATCATAAGCACTTGGATCGGGTTCTTGTAGAGGAGTACTAGTATTTAAAAATTGTTGTATGATGGAGTCATTATTAGATTGAGCCATGAGTGCATTATATCCATAGGAAAGTTCTCAGAATATTTAATTAACTTTACCGGTTCCTCGTATTTTGTCCAAAATTTCATATATGTTCCATTTAGTATAAAAGTGACCTTGATTTACAGATTCTTTTGCCGATTTTGCCAGTTTTCTTAATTCAGTAATACCTTCTTTAACATTTGTAGACCTTTCATTTATTTTAAGCGAGCTAAGTGATGTTGATGAATCCGGCATAGCTTCAACAAATGCTTTCATTAAAGTTTGATCACTAAGTTTATCAGCATCTTCAGATAAACTGGAACCTGCTAAAATCAGATCAGGGGAAGTCCAAAAATCTTTTCTTAATGCAGCACTGCCTAAAATTGCTCTACTTACTGTTAAATTAAAAGCTTCTTCAGCAGCTTCTCCATCTAATGCAAAAGTTCCCTGTTTATCTCTAAAAAAGTTTTTAAATCTTGCAATTACATTTCCAGTTTGGCTTATAATTTTACCGTAATCTTCACCATCTTTATCCATGTATTTGCCTAATCGCTCTTGTACTTGATCCGAGATAGCTTTTGATAATCCTACTCTTTTTATATTTAATAGTGTGGCAGTTTGTTTTGCTTTAAAGTCCGCACTTTGTTCCATTTCTTTAGCTTCCATTTTAGAAACAAATTGCGTCATTGCTTTACCGCGCTGTATTGCAAATGCAAGATTACTATCTTTTTTAAGATCCTCTTTAATTCTAGGAAGCAAATGTTGATCAGTTAAATTTGGATATTTTTTACGATAAATATCTTTTAATTCATTTTCTAACTTTTTCGCTTCATTTGGGGTAATTTCTTTAATATTTCCTTTACTTTGTGTCCATCTACTTTGTGAATTTACTGTGTTAAAAACGTCAACAGGATTTACTTGTGCTCGTTCAAGAGCACTGTTTATAAATCCATTAAACGGTGCAAGAGCTTCACCTGTTATATTATTGGATTTAGTAAAAGTTAATAATTCATTAATATTGTTATCAACAGAAGTTTGATCTCCAGTTTGTGCAGCTAAATTAATAGAATTAGTAATATTACCAGCATAATCTTTTAATCTAACATCTTGAGTAGTTTGACCAGCTTCAAGCTTAGTTTGGCGATCAAAATTCTGACCCCATTCAGACTTACTAATTAGATCTTTAGCTTTAGCATCAAATACTGATTTATCCTGTATACCTGTCCACTGTCCTTGTAGCCTATCTGATATAGTTTTAACTGCAGTATTATAGGCATTCGTAGTAAAGTTATCTGGGTTAGTTATATCTACCCCGACTCCTATAGAATTTTGAATAGTTTCAGGATTTATTTGAATATTAGCATTTGCAAAGTCTTGACTATACAGATCAGTAATTGCTTTATCAGGAGTTCCAGTAGCTATATGACGTGCATGTATTTCTTCTGCTTTTTGTTTGTATTCAGGAGTACCGCGAGTAAATTGTGCAAGTTCTCCAAGTTCTTTTTTTATTGTTTGTTTATTATTCCAAGTTTCTAATACATCTCGATTAGCTAAATCCTTCGTAAGATTACTAATTTTTGTAGATTTTTCATTCAACAAACCTAAATTTCGTGCAGTTGCAGATTTACCAGCTGCTCCTTTATCTGCAAACATGCCTAATTGATTATCTAATACATCACGGACTTCATCAGGATTTCGTGCTTTAGCTAAAAGTAAATCAGTGTTGTCATTAGCAGTTTCGCTTAATTCATTAAGGCCTTCTTGTAAATATGCTAGCCCTTTATCTCTAGTTCTACTAGCTTCTCGATTTCCTGCTAACTTCTTATCTAATAGCGTATTATCAGCTCGTCTAAGTATTGTATTGATAAGATTTCCTTGTTTGCCTGCCATAACTTTCCCCTATACGTTAGCGTATTGCGGTTTCATTCCTTGAGCAACACGATGTGCGTTGAGATCGTTTTCTGCAACTTTATAGTCAGCTAGACCTAAGTTCCAGCGCCTATTCACATCAGCTTGATCAAATACCATAGCTTTGTCAACACTATCTAAATATTGTTGGTTTTGCTTGTTTCCTACATGTTGATTATAAGCACCCCATCCTTTTAAGAACATATTCGCAGCTGCTTTTGCTCCCCCAAGAGATTCTAACGTATCCTCAAGCATATTATTACTGCCCCCAAAACCTGTACTCTGTCCTAATGTATTAAGATTAAATTGATTAGATTGGGGTCCAGCAGGGTATTGTTGTTGTAGTTTCCATATAGGAATCCCCCCGATTGAGGGCGCATTATTGTCTGAATAAATTGCAGTATTATTCGGATCAGCATAACTACCAGCGGTACCGCCCTGACCACCTTGATTGAGCCATTGTCTTCTAAAATCATCTATTGATTGCATGTATATATCTCCTACGTGTGAATACAGTTGTTGTTTAAATCTTACTACACAGAGCTATTAATTGCATTATTTAAATTAGTTAAACATTGCGTCATATAAATCATAAGTAGCTTCAGGAGAGGTAACAATACTACTTAGGCTTATATCTACAAATCCTAACATACCTGTTATTACCTGATCAGCTTTTATAGCACCACTATTACTGCGCATTCTCCATGATGATCGAGTTGCTGCTGCTATAGACATACCATAATTTTCTTTATTAAGAAAATCTTCCATCTCTTTAATTTCTTGTAATTTTTTAGCTCTAGTTCTATTCCAAGCTGTGCTTTCTTTTGAAAGTGCATCAGCAGCTGTTTGAATAGCCATTGATTTTAAAGAACTTACTCCATTAAAAGCCTGTAAGCCAATAGATGCCCACTGTAAAGGAGTAAACGATAAAGGACTTTTAAAACTAGTCATAGAGTTAAAACTAAACCCAGCAGACGGCATTTCTGTTATCGTGACATCACCTATCATATCCCCCATGCCATCAAACATAGCGCCTTCTGTTCCACCACCTTCATACGTTACATTTCCTTCCCATGACATAATAGCTACACTAGCAAGCATGCCTAATAACATCTGTAACATAGGGTCATCTGTTAATTCTGCTATAATTAACTGAATAAATTGTTGAACTATAAATTTAAAAGCATAAGTAGCTAATTTTACTAATATAAATTTAATAAGAGTTGCAGTACCTGCTGCTGCTGCAACACCAAATGCTTTAATAAAAGCTTTAAGAGTGGCTCCACCATCTGTACCCCAAGTAAAATAGATAATAACAGCAAGAATAATAATCATTACAAGGGCTTGAAAGAAACTCATACCAGCTTGTACTATTACTTCATAATGAGCTACGTAAATAGATACATGTGCGCCTGATAAAAATAATTGAGCTGCTTGTGTAGTAGATAGATCTTTAACAAATGTATAAATAAAAGGGACCATTAAATCGTCTTTAGCCCCTAAATTAAACTTTACTGTTTTAAAAACACCTGTTGCTCCATCTACGACTCTCATTGCTGCAATAGGAGCAGCTACTGTATACGCGTCTAACCCATTAGGTTTAATACAATAGTACGTAATTGACTGCCCTGAAGTCGTCTCTTCAGAAGCTTGTTGAACGTATCTAAGAACTCCTGATCCATTATTTTCATAAACAGCATCTGGAGTTAAATATATGATGGTACTTGTAGATCCATCTGCTTCTTGTAAAACCGGACTAGAATTGTTATAAGATAATCTTTCAGTTACTTGTAACCAATTAGCAGCTTCTGTAGTAGTAGTACCTGGATTAACTACCCCATTACCATCTAAAAAATCTTGTACTTCCGTTAAATTATCTGCTTTATAACCTACATTATAAGTACCTTTACCAGATGAGCTGTAATAAGGAAATTTTAATAAACCATCATCCCCAAATTTAGACATATCTGAGTAATAAATACCATTCTCTGCACTCCCACTATTAGCATTAATATCTGTTAATGAAGTAAATGTGTATGTAATATAGTTGAATTGAAATGCATCATTTTTATCTTCAGTAGTTGTTAAGATATTATTAGTAGGTTTATCGTCCCCAGAAGCAGTATTGTTGTATGCTCCTTGAGTACTTCCTTGAGCGGGGAATAAATTTTCAAACATTCTAAATAAATAAGACATGCCTGCTTGAGAAGTATCCCACATACGTACACCAAAATTTACATATACATTATCTACATCTCCTGGAGCTAATCCACTATCACTTAAAACTCCATCAATAAGTTCAGATGCGTCTAAATTAATAATAGCTAAAAGATCTTCAATTTGTTGTTTTTTAGTAGATCCAAATGTTGTGTAATTTGCATTACTAATGCGGAGAGGTACAGCTGGAATAGCTTGTAATACAGTATTATCCATATTAATAGGCTCTTCAACAGTATCTAAATCTGGGTAAGTTCCAGTGCCTACTTTATACGCAAAAAGATAAGTTCTGCTAGGAACAGAATTTTGATAATACTCAACAACATAATGTAATCCTGTAGGTTTACTTGGTACAGTATATGGAAGAGTTCTAATTGTTCCCGCTGCGTTATAAACCTGAACTGTATAATTATCAGGCGTAGAATTATAAACAACAGTACCTAAATTAACTTGCCATCGCTGATCGGCTTCAAAAGAATCATTAGTTACAGATTCACTTGTTATATCAATATCGAAATGATTTGTAGCGGTAGTTACTTGAAAAGTATCAGCAAATGGAGTTCCTGCTGTTGTGCTTGTAGTTACATGCCCAACCCCCATCGTATTGGTTTCAAAATTATATTCTTTATTTTCTTGTAACCAATACTTTATCCAATCTGATTGTGATAAGGCTTTTAAAGCAGATGATTCAGGAGTACAGGGTACTCCGGTAAGAGTTTGGAGTGCATCCGTTAATTCTGTGTAATTAACAATAAGAATATAAGATTCAAGCTGAGGAAACCCTTCAAAATAGTTTCCATTCTCTATAAACTGCATAAATTCTTTAATATTGCCTTTTAAACTACGAAATACAATATTATAAATTAATGAAGTAGCAAGATCTTTATCATCTAAAACGGATTGAAGAACGGATTGTTGGATAGGATTTTTCTTATCTACATCTTCAAATAAAGGGTAGTTACGAACTTCAAAGTATTCAACAGTTTGGGAACTCCCTCCGTCATACCCAAGCAATACCATAATAAGTTGTACAACCACTTCTACTATTTGTACAACTGCCATTACTATGCCAACAACAACATCAACTATGACATTAACAATGCTGGCAATAAAGCCCATGTATTTTTACCCAGTTGGTTCAGCGTTAGTAATCTGGGTATTAATATTGCCTGTACCAGTTACATTTAATGCAGTTACCCCAGTAGATGCTATGCCTGCTGTAGAAGTATTAACAGCCCATGCATCTAATAAAGTTTTCAAATATTTTTGATCTGCATTCCATTTAAAACCTTTAGCTTGTTCACTAGATAGATTATTCGCTCTTCCTGCTACTGAAGTAGTTGTAGGAGCTGTTTTAGTAGTTTGTTCTGTTTGAGCAAATTCTGTAACTTCTTTTTGAAACAATAAAGATTCTTCAGCATTGCCTTTTTGAGTTCCAATTGTATAAGCTACTGCTTGTTGTAAGGTAGCCTGCATTGCTGTTAAATAAACAGTTGCGTAATCACTACCAGTAATTCGACCTAAATTAAACTGGGCAGCTAGATGAGCATTTACAGTTTCCATCATATCATCTAGTACACCAGTTCCTGTTACTACATTATCTGCACTTGTAGTAACATTAGCAGTTAAATTAGTAATAGTGAGCGCCATTAGTTAACTCCTACATTAAGTCCTGCAGCTTGTTGGGCTGCAGCAAGTTTTTTTAATTCATCAACTGACAAATCTGGAAGAACAGTTACGTTAAACTTTTTAGTTATATACGGCTCTAAAACTTTTTCTCCATTATGTGCAGTTACTGTTCTAAATTTTTGCATTTCAGCAAATCTAATTTGATTGTAAATAATGTTAGGAACATGCCATCCTTCTTCATTATTAAACGGAACATATTTTTTAATCATTTCTCCGTTATTAATTCCTGAAGCTCCTACAGTAAAAATAAGGCCTGCATGTGATGCCATTAATGGATCATTCGGCGTAACAATAATACGCACTAATTTCATAGCTAGTTGTTCTGGAGTTAGATTCTCATCTTTTTGTGCATCTAATGCTTTTTGTACAGCGGCTCTTGATGCAGCTGTAGATCCAATATCTACAGAAGATTCATCTTTTACATATGTTCCAGCTCTAGAATCTACTAAAGTAGATATAAGTTTTTTTCTTCCAGTTTTATGATGTACTACGACTCCATAAACATCAGACAATTCTTGACGTAATTCTTCATCCGTCATTTCATCAATTGCAGTATCAGTACTTGTATTCGACATGTTTTAACTCCTCGTTTGTTTAGAAAATGCCCCCCAAGAGCTGCGCTCTTGGAGGACAATTCCCTATTGTTTAAAGCGCTGTTTTCAGTGTCCAAATAATGCCAAGACGTTCTGGGCGAAGCGCCATGAAACCGTAATACCATTTAATGGAGTAGAACCCTACTTCACCATATGGATCATCCAAAGAAGCTATTTCTTTGCCAGGTTTCTTGTGATTGATTGAAAATTTAACGCTCTTACCATCAGTTTGAAAACCGATAGTTGTAAACGCTCCATCTCCAACTACTAACATTGGGAAAACATCAGCACCGTTCTTACCAGTACCAGCTGTATCAGAAGAAGCTGCACCACCTTTTCGGTCATGCTGCATTTCTGGAACTACAACGATACGGAACTGGTCAACGCTACCAATTTCACCATTTAATACGTTACTGGCATCAGCGTATTTCTCAACGCCAACAAATCCAGAACCAACACCTGATCCAGAAATGTCAGTCAACTTACGAACTACTGGAATCAATTCAGATCCAATGTACATAACTCGACCACCATTAACGGTCTTAGTGTCAACCATTCGAGATCCAGAAATAATCTTTGTTTGCTTAGGAGTCTTATTATCATCCAAGGCAATAGAAAGATTCATTAAATCTCGATAAGTAACAACTTCATCAACATCTAGTTTGCTACCAGTCGTTACAGCATTAGTAGCACTAGAACAATAGTAAGCTGTACCGTTAGCAGTTGCTGTAGTAATAAGATCTGCCTGAAGCTCCGCT